ATAATCATCAGGATTAGTTAAACTACCAGTTGTGAAGACATTGGGATCAAATTTAGTATTAACATAAGATGGATTACTATCATCAGTTTTAATGTAAATTACATCACCTGCATTAAAGTTAGTTGCTGTAATAGTGATTGAACCTGAAGTACTTAAATAAGTTGCATTAATAATAAACATATTACTTAATGAACAATCCAATGAAGCCGTATTAGGTTCAGTAACATTTACACTTATAGGTCCACTTTGTGAAATAAAGTATAATGTATTATCATCAGGTGTAATAGCATTGTATTCTGCTTGTGTAGCGTAAGCAATATGCTTTACCTGAGTAGAACCTGTAACATTATTGATATTATCAACAGCACTACCACTAAATGAACCACTAGTGATTAGGTATGCTTCATTTGAACCTGAAATAGTAACATCTACATTACCTAATATTTTAGCTGAACCTGTATATGGGAAAGGAGCTACTGGGGCTGTTGATTGTGTAGTACCATCAGCAAATGTTAATAAGTTTCCTGAACCACTAATAGTAAGGTTAGGTACTACTACTTCATCGTTTTTAGTTGATGCTAAACTTTGACCACCTATTACAACACTACGTTGGTGAGTAACATCATTACCAGTACCAGCAAGAATAGCACTATTTGCTGTTGTTCCTGCTCCAAAAGTAATATCATTGTTTGAACCACCTAAGATTATACTTCTATCACCATTAGTAATAGTGTTAGTAACACCACCTATAATCTGAGCATTATCAGTACCTGTAATAGTATCACTTTGTCCTACAAAAATACCATTAGCTGAAGGTGTTGTTTCACTACCTGAAAGGATTGAGTTACTATTTCCTGCAATAATTGCTTGATATGAACCTCTAGCAATCGTCGCATTATTACCACCAAGAATAACGTTATATTGAGTTTGTGTTGCTATACCGGTATCACCTTGATAGGCCATTACATTTAAACCACCACCTAAAAGAGTGTTGTAACTACCATTCCAGATAATACCTCCCCAACCACCTACTATAGTGTTTGAATTATCAGCATTTGGACCTAAACCTTTAACATCACTTGTAAACTCACCAGTACCAATAACTACGTTGTTAATACCTGATGGTGTATTTAATCCATTCATAGATGGATCTTGAGCACCTATAAAAATATTAGGTGAAGTACTATTAGATACTTGTTTAGTAAAGATTGCGTATTTCTCACTATCAGCAAGTTGTCCGTATTGTGAACCGGTTACTATTAAAGAACCATCAATAGATCCTGTACCAGTTAAAATAAGGTCTTGTGTTGCAGTATTACCAGTATCTAATACTGTTTGTAACGATACTCCACCTTCTAAAGACGATGCTGTCAAAGCATATGAAGCAGTTAAAGCATTTACTGCGTATCCTGAAGTACCTGATTGGTCAGCAAATGATGCGCTTACAGCGTTATTAACGTTGTTAGTAGTGAGAGCAAATGTACTACCATCGGCTTTGGTGTATGTCGTAGTTGCATCGCTTATAGACGCTGTAGCAATTAAACTACCAGTATCAACTGTAGGGACATTTTCTGCATATGAAGCAGTTAAAGCATAAGAAGCAGTACCTGCAAATGTAGCACCACCACCTAAGATATTAGTTTGGGGATTATAAGTAAGTTGACCATCTACTCTTACAGTAACACCATTACCTGCATTACCTATTAATACATTATATGGATCATTAGTAATTGTACTTGAAATATCAAGAGTTTTCGCACGTGTAGCTAATGATGCGCTTGTAGCGTTAGTAACGTTGTTAGTAGTGAGGTTAAATGTAGTACCATTGCCTTTGGTGAATGTGATAGTTGCATCGCTTACAGACGCTGTAGTAAGTAAACTACCAGTATCAAAAACAGCATTTTCAGCATACGATGCTGTTAAAGCATACGATGCAGTTACGTCTACTGAAGTAATATTATTACCTAAACCATCAGTAAAAACACTACCTGAGATTTGTACTAAATCTTGGTAGGTACTTGATACAGTTTTTCCAGTTAAATTTTGTCCCATATTATTTTATATTAACAGCATTCTCTAGGTCCTGGGTAGAAAATATTACTTCCCCAAGGAAATTGTGGATAACGTGAATCAGCCATACGTAAACCAGCAGATAATGCTTCACCGTAGTGCCAACTTCTAGTACGTCTACTGAATACAACAGGAGACTTATATTGTGTACCATAATCCGGGTATTGCTTCCAGAATGGACCATTATCATTCAATTGAGGAAATTTATCCTGATTTTGAATTAAATAGTTAGTTAATTTTTCAGCAAAATATTCTCTTTTATTCTCAACAGTTTGGCGCTTTCTATTATACCAAGTGCCGTCTGCTTTCTCACTATTTTCTCCTCCTGTAGGTTGTAGTAAACCATTGTTACGAGGGCGAGTGTAAATAGCGTCTAATGATTCCCAATAAGCAGCATACAATAAAAAGGGTTGAACAAAATCATCTACTAACGTTTTGTAATCACCTGATAAAGTATCAGCATCAATTTGATCGAGTATATACTCATACAATGATGTACCAGTTAAACGTTGTAGATAAATCTGTTGTGCTTCCCATACTGCATTATTAATGAGTTTGGAATCAAGGTTATCGTTTATGTCAGTGAATTGTCTTAAATACTCTTCTGAGATAATAAGTGTTCTATTTGCAGCTCCCATCTTTATTTTTTTAAATTACACCTACTGAATCGGTTGGTAGACCTGTATCTGGTGATAATGTTCTGTCTGATTGCTCAATTTCAGCTTCCAACATATTATCTTCACCTGCTTCAGATTCTACAGATGTTACTACATCTACTTCTTCTTCACCATCACTGAACAATTTTGTTTGTTGTACACCAACTGAAAATTCCTCCGCAGTTGGATACATTTTATGTAAGAAATCTTCAATTTCAGATAATAGCGTTTGTTGGTAAGGACGTACTACTGTATTAATAAACAATAGATAAGCGTCAGTTACCTCGTCTTTTCCACCTAATTTACCTGGTGTCATAATACCAAAGATTTCAGGTGAAGTAATTCTGTGTGCGGTAAGGATTTTTTCCTTAACCATATCATTTATAGCAATATAATAGTCGTCTGAACCATTATTTGTAATTGGAGTAATTACTGGAGCATTCTCAGGTGAATCAACGTCAATATACATTAATTGACCTGCATTACCTGCTCCTTGGTATTGTAGACGAAGCATTTGTTCAATTTCTTGTCTTTCGTCTGGGTCAGCGTTTGTGAACGTAGTAATTGCCAAAGAAGGAGATAAACCATTCTTAATGTTAGCAATATGGAAAGTATCTACTTCACTATCTAAATCGATTACTTTTAAAGCACCTACATAATCAGGTAAAGGATAGTACCTTTGACCGGGTCTATAGGGGTTATAAACGAAGATCTGTTTAGGTTCATCGTCTTTGGTGTTCTCGTTATAAACGGGTAAATAAGGCAAGTCTATAGAAATACCTGAACTTGCTACTTGGTTGAAGACACCTCCGCCTCCACCTCCGTATTTGTATTTTTCTGCCCATTCGTCACTAATATAGTAACCTGGGATTTTACCACGTTCATTCTTTTCTCTGGCTCTTAACCAAGAAAAATCAACGTGATAAATTTCTGCAATACGAGAACGATCTTTAGACCAAATGATTTCCCAAGCAAACCCACCATATAACTTATAATCTAGGGCTGTTTTCTTAAAAATATCATTCCAAGATTCTCCATCATTATTTGCATTATCTAATAGGTGAGATTCAGAACATACTAAACCTTCACCTACAATAGCATCTACAGTAGCATTAATTGCTGTATTGTTGATGGCTGAATTGTTAAATAAGTAAATAAGGTATTCTGGGAAATCATTATATACTCCATACTTAATGAATCCCTTAATATTTTGCTCAATTGGGTATCTACCCTCTGATGCCTCCTTATTAATTGCTTGGAACTTAAACTTGTTCATATTCGATAAATATTTTCTTGTTACCCTGTATACGTGACGTAATAACCAGGTTGATATGATGATACGTATTCAGGAACAGGTGTAACATCGCTTCCAGAAATAAAAGCTCTTTCCTCTGATACAAAATCAGTAATTGCTAATCCACGTACATCATCCCAATCTTGGTTTAGTAAGTTCCATTCAGTATTTACTTGTTCCCAAGGTAGTAATGCATTTTCAGCTGTTTGATAAAATTCAAACGTATATTGCCCTGAAGGAGAAGGTACTGATACCCCTGGTAATTCACAAATAACCCAAGGAGTATTAGTAGCATTTGAAATAACTTGAAGATAAAGACTACCAGAGTTCTTATTATAATCTTGATAATAATCTAAATAAAGTAGATTAGTAGAAGCAGAAATTGGTACGTCTGGGTAAAACGCAAATGTGTTTAGTGCAGCACTTTTATTTAACTGTATCATTAGTCTAATAGTCTTAGTCTAAGAAAGGGTTGGGCCGTTGACCCAACCCTCCTCAGATTGTTATTTTAACTTTTAGGCAATAGTAATGCCTGTAAGAGCTGCTGCTAATTCAGTTGCGTTAGAAGCTGAAATAAAGCTTGCGGGTGCTGGTTCACGACCAGTGAAAGTTAAAGTGTAGCCGTTTCTATCACCGAACAAAGTACCAGTACCTCCTGCTGAAGTCAACAACTGCATACCATAATCCTCACCTACGTATACGTATTTAGAAGTGTTATCTGTGTTGTTAGTTTCAACAATCATACGGATTGTTGGGTTTTGGGCTAATACTTTAATCTGATTGCGAGTTGAAGTTTGCATCTTGAAGAATACTGCGTTTACAGTTTGTTCGTAAACGACAGTACCATTTTCAGGCGCAACTGTAACGTTTTCAGCATAATCAGAAGTTTCACGGAATAATTCGAAAGTATAAAATACTCCGCTTCCTGAAAGATCACTGATTAGACCTTCGCTTGCATCAGTCACTGCATCAACTGAACCAGATAAAATATAGATTTGCTTAATGCTACCTACGTTGTCGCGGCATCCTAAAGTAAATCCTGAAGTAATATCACAAGTACTCATATTATTTTTCTGGTTTTAAAGTTTAATTTTTAGTTTAGGGGGCTTATTCAGCCCCCCTCACTATTACGAATTTAGGCTAAATCGTTACTTACCCAGAATTCAGGGAAAGCAATATTCACACCCAACTTAGTTGAAATGCGGTGACGCAAAGTATCAGAGTTGATATCGTACCAAAGTTGGAACTCAGAGAAGTCGCTCAACAAGTCGGTACCTACAACAATCTGCTTAGCTGGTCCGAGAACAATACGATTTGAACCTGACAAACCGATTGTACCTACTACTTTAATACCGGGTTGGAAAGGATAAGCCATTTCCAATACGTTTCCACGATTTTCGATGCTAGAAGGATCGAAGTAGAATGAGTTAGCAGCACGA